TCTCAATATTAATGCTGATATTAAAGTTGCTATATTTGATAATTCTACAGCAAGTAAAGCGTTTAAGACAGATTTTGAAAAAAATAACGGCAAAACAGGTTATTCAATTAGAAATATAATTACTACAAGTATTGATTATTTTAAGAAGGAAACAGCAAAGTTTAAGGAAATCTCAAATTATTTAATTGGAGATATAATAGATTTATGGTTCAAAGATGGTTATATTATAGCTCCTGATGATACATTTCCATATCCAATTTCAAGCAATTTATTTGATGGTGATAAAATTACTGTAATTGAGTTTATAAAAAAAATATTACCACCTCCAATTTATGAAATATACAGTATTATTGATGCTTTTAATAATTTAAAATTAATTTTCAGAAAAGCTCCTTTTGACAATCCTGTAAGTTCTTATGCTATAAATCCTACTCACTTAACTGATTATACTCTTACTAGAAGTTGTGAAGAAGTATACACAGCATTTATGACATATATAGAGGGTACTGAATTATCACCAGATTTTTATATGAATAAAGCGGCTGCACAAGGGGATAAATTAAGGGGTTATGATTTTGCAAAGTCAAATCTGGAAAAAGTAAAACAATATGGGTATCAGTTATTAACTTGTACTTTTGTGGGCTATAACGCTACACCGGATGCTAAAACAGATAAAGATAAAATTGAACAAATGAACAAAGATTTAGAAAAATGGTTTTCAAATCTGGATGAAATGTATTCTGGTGATATAACCATAACTAATATAGTTAATGAGACAAAAGCTAAAATCGGTGATTGGTTAAGTTTAGCCGGTGCTTTATATTATGTAGTTTCTGAAAAACATTCCTGGAATTATGGTGATAATCCAATGATTAATTATCAAGTAATACGTGGTGGTAAATATACAGATGGTAATTTTCAACCAATTACTAAATTATCAACTATATATAAGGAGTTTGATCAATGAAAGTAATTAGAAATATTCATAATATAAATGCAAAAGCTCCACATTTAGCAAATAGTAATTATTTAAAAAATCGTATAGGTTTTTGGGGAATTGTTAAAGATGTAAACTCACTTAATAATACCGTTACGGTTATTTCTGATACAGGTTATGAATTTACTAATATACAAGTAAAATCTGATGAATGGGTAACACTTAATGATAAAAAAGACTATGTACCTTCAACAAGAAATTTACCACCTAAAAATTCAAGGGTATTTGTTTTAACTCCAACATATACGGCTGTAGGTGCTTTTGTTTTATGCTCAGGATTTTCCAGAGGTGATGAAAATATCAGGGATTTATGGGCTAAAGATGAGAGTGATTTAGAAGAAAAAAATAATTCCAGAGAAACAAAAACACAAGGCGGATGGAATATTACAGAAGAATATAGTAATGGCAATTTTACAGCAAAATCCAATGATGAAGATATAGAAATAAATATAAATCCTGTAGAAGATACTCAGAAGTCTCAAAAAAAAGAAATTTCATTAATTGCATGGGAAAATGAAATTATAATTAATGAAGATGGAATTGAAATAAAAGATGCAAATAATAATAAGATAGAAGCAACTTCAAATGGTCTTACGGTTACAGATTCAAATAAAAATAAAATAGAATTTTCTTCAAATGGAATAAAACTTATTAATAATAAAAATAACATTATTGAAATGGGAGCTTCTAGTGTAAAGATTAATAATCACTTGGAGGTTACATTATGAGTTTGAAGAATTTCGTTGTAGAAGGTTGTGTTTTTGAGATTTATGAGAATGGAAGTGTGAATCCTAGTGGTACTATATCAATAACATCAGCTGCATCAACAAATTCTAAAATAGATGGTAAAGGGATATATACAACTTTAATGGTTATGGTTGACGGTTTTTCATCAACAGCTCCAGAACATCAGCCCTGGATTAGTGGATCTGGCAGTACGTTAGCACCAGCCAAAATATCAGCCTCAGCACAATATAATAAAATAGATAGTTTAGCTGTCGTTTTGGAAGGTGATGAAGCAAAGAATGTAACTATTTTAGGTCAAAAGCAACAAGGGCAAACTACTGTTTCAGAAGAAACAACGGTTACGATTAAAGTAAAAAGTGCCGGTCAATCATTTGTAAAGGGGGATTAATTAAATGGCTAAATATTTAAATGCTGATTATTGGAAAAAGGCTTATCTTCTCGAATTTAAAATGAATGGAGTGCTTACCGATGCTTTTACTTTTTCTGTTCCACCTGAAAATGAAGAATTTAGTTTTCCACAAAGAAAGAGTGAAACTAAAACATTTGGCGGTGCTGTTGTTGCTGATTATGGTAATGACTTGGTACAGATTAATCTCTCTGGATCAACAATTAATCAGGAATTGAAGATAATATATAAAAGTAAACTTGGAACATCTGTAATGACAGGGGAGCAAGAGATTTTTTACCTTAGAGATTTATTAAAAAAATATGGAACAAGAGATAATCTTCAAGAAAAAGAAGTTTATTTATATTCTCTTAATGGTGGTGGAACAAAAACAACTCATAATCCTAAATGGTGGAGAATTTATATCGGGCAGCTTGATATTTCAAGAAGTAAAGATAAACCGTTTTGCTACAATTACAAATTCTCTGCTACAGGTATGCCAGAAGTAACTAAGTTTAAAACTGATTTATTAAATAAAATAAATGAAACATTACAAAACTTTAAATCAAATGAAATTATTTCAAGTATGAATGATATTGCAGGTAAAATAGAAGATTATGGCGGAGGTTTTATTAATGAATTATCAGCATTGCTTGGCAATTTAAGAAGTTGTATTGATGCTTATAATTCTTCTGCAGCAAGATATGTTTCAATTATAAGTGGATTAATAACAGATAATTCATCATTAATAACTGATACTGTAATGTTAGGTGATAAAGTTTTGTTTTCTTCTATTCGATATATGCCTACAATAATTGATGATATATGGAATTCAGGCAAAAATTTAGTTGATGCAGCAAAAAAAGTAGGTGATTATTGTGCAAATTTAGACGAAACTTTTGCGGAATCATATTGGTATAACATACAAGAATTATTTGATGGATCAGTGTCTAAAGAAGATATTTCAGATGCAATTTCAACATTAGGACATGAAGAAGTTTGCCTTGCTAATTCTGTTATGACTTCAATTAGTAAAAATATTAATGATATAAGTTTTGCTGTAATCCCAGGTGAAAAAGGTGAAGATGATACAATTATCACCACTTATGGCTATAAAGTTGTAGCTTTAACTGATGCTGAAACAAGTTGGGATCAGTTAGCACAAGATTATTATGGAGATAGTTCTCTATCTAATATCTTGGCCATATATAATAATTTACCATCTGATACTACCTTAAAAGCCGGTCAAAATATTTTAATTCCAAATTTAAATCAGGCTGATAATAATTCTTATGCAAATGAAGTATATAACAGTCCTGATGTGAAAGATAATTATGGTAAAGATTTATTATTAAAAGATAAAGACTTTTCAATATATAACGGAGATTTGGCTGTAGTTGATGGTGTAAAAAACCTGGAACAAGCCCTATTGAATAGATATTCAACATTAATTGGAGCAAGAATTCGTATTGAAGCATACGGAATTCAAGCATCAATAGGGGATGCATTAATAGCTACATCAGCATTAATACAAGCGAGTGTACATCAGACTACTGTAGAAGATCCTAGAGTAGACAGTGTTGAAGATATAAGTTTTACAGGCAAAGGAGATAGTTTAGCCGTATCAGTAATTTATATTGATAAAAATGGAGCTAAAAGAAATTTCGGAGGAATAATCTAATGGACATCAAGAATTATAAAACTTTACTTACAGAAATGAAGGAATATGCTATTGCTAATGGTTCTGGAATTACAGATTTTAATTCTGGTTCAAATATCATGACTATTTTTGAATCAGTTTCAAGAATTGTAGAACAATTATATATAGATGCCAGAAATGGATATACTAATAATTTAAGGGCAATTCCTTATTCGGTTTTTGATTTTGCTCAAAAAGCCGGACAAAAAGCATCCGTAGATGTTGTATTCACTAGAAATGCAGCTTTAACAACTGTTTCAACAATCCCGTCAGGAACAAGAGTTAGTAATGGTTCTTTAGTATTTATTACTACAGAAGATGCAACAATTCCTGCAAATGAAGTTAATTCTAATAGTGTAGCGGCATCGGCTGAAAATGTAGGTTTGGAATATAATGTAAAAGAGAATACAATTACAACAATTGAAAGTAATTTATCAGCGGAAATTGTAAATGTTACCAATCCTTCTCAGGCTACAGGTGGAACAGATGCGGAAACTCAAACTCAAATGCTCAGACGTTTTAAATATTTCATTAATGGATTACAAGGTTCAAATAAATTCGGAATTATGGCCGGTGTATTAGGTGTAGAGGGTGTTCGTTCTGTAAGTATTGATGAACACTTTCCACCAAAATCAAATATTTATAACTTTACCGTTTACGTTGATGATGGAACAGGTG